ATCACAAAATTATTGATTCTAAAGACCCAAAGAAGGGACTTCAACAGTTAAGACATATTGATCCTACTAAAATTCGTAAAGTCAAAGAGACGCAGAAAGACCCTGATCCAAAGAATCATGGTATTGAAATGGTAACAAAAGTAGATGAGTATTTCATCTATAATGATAAGGGATTTGCAACGGCGGCCGGTGGGGGAAATAACCAAGGAATTAGGATTGCTCTTGATTCGGTTGTGTATGTTCCATCAGGAGTGCTTGATCACAACTCCGGCCGGGTAATCTCTTATTTGCATAAGGCAATCAAACCAGTTAATCAGTTGCGTATGATTGAAGATGCGATTGTTATCTATCGTATTTCTCGCGCACCTGAGCGTAGGATTTTCTACATTGATGTTGGTAATTTACCGAAGGTCAAAGCAGAACAATATCTAAAAGATGTGATGAACCGTTATCGTAACAAGTTAGTTTACGATGCAACCACAGGGGAAATTCGAGATGATCGAAATCATATGTCGATGCTTGAAGATTTTTGGCTTCCTCGGCGTGAAGGTGGTAGAGGAACGGAGATTAGTACTCTCCCTGGCGGTTCTAATTTAGGAGAGATTGATGACATCATATACTTCCAACGAAAACTATATCGTTCCCTCAACGTGCCAATCAGTAGACTTGAATCAGAAAATGGATTCAGTCTCGGCCGGTCAACTGAGATCACCCGCGATGAACTTAAATTTACTAAATTTGTTCAGCGGATTCGGAAGAAATTCACTCCCCTTTTCACTGACCTTCTTAGAACTAATCTTCTGCTTAAGGGAATAATTTCTCCAGAAGATTGGCCGAGGATGCAGGAGCATATTCAGTATGACTTCATGGAAGATGGACACTTTGCTGAGCTTAAAGATGCAGAACTTCTTAATGATCGTATTCAGACACTTGATGGTATTCAATCTTATATTGGTACATTCTTTAGTAAGGAATATGTATTGAGGAAGGTTCTAAATCTTACCGATGCAGAAATTAAAGAAATGCGCGACCAGATGGCGAAAGAACTTAAAACTGATCCAATGGATGGTGGAATTGATCTACCAGTTGGTGGTGACGGTATCACAAGGTATCCACAGGATGCCAGTGGTGCTGCAATACCACCAGATGATGTAGCAAAATTATCAGGTGATGAACCAGCTGGAGACGATGAAGAAAAACCAGTTGAAGATGAATTTGACAAGAGTTTGACTGTGAAAGGGAAGAAAAAATGAGTAAAGAATTTGTAGATTCAATTGCAACAGGAGATAATCTTGGAGCAGAAACCGCATTCAATGTTGCGATGGCCGGAAAGGTTGGTGATACATTGGAAATTAAACGCAAAGAAGTATCAAAGACTTTTGTTAAGTCAAATTTTACGGATACGGAAGCGGATGTAAATGAAACGGATTGAGGAAATCTATGAGTCAACCGTTGTTGAACGGGATGAACACAAGAAATCGCAGCAATATAAGCGTCTTTCACCTAAAATGAAGGATGCTGTAGACGATTTGTTCAAAAAAATGGATTCTAAACCTTCAGATTTCCTAAATAGTTTCGAAAGAACAATTACTGATGTATCAAAGAAATATAAAGTCCCTGAGAAGGAACTTCTTGGATATTTCGAAAAAGAAATGTTATCAATTTAAGGAGTTAGATAATGGCCTTTACTACAAGAACACTCAGGGATACGGTTGTTAATGCTGCTGGCGCGGGAGGTACAGTTACGGTTAAGGTTGATATCGAAGACGATACTACAGCAAATAACGCTATTCTAGATGCGAGTGCTCTGAGTGGCCACGCGGATGGTGCAAAATTGGACATCTCTAGACTTTGGTGGGCATTGACTCAAGGTAGTGCCGATGATGATACTGGACATATTGAGCTTCAAGAAGTATCTTCTGGAACGGATATTGTTCAGATTAGACTTGCCGGAACTGGACATTATGATGGTTCTGCTGGCCTTATCAAAGGAACTGCGGCAAACACAACGGCAACTTCTGGTGACCATGAACTGACTTGTTTTGGCACATCTGGTTTTCTTATAGTTGAATTCAAAAAAGACGAAAACTATACAGCGTAAGGATAGGGTAATGAAACTATTTTCAGAAGCGGTAGAAGATGTAGAATATATCACTGAAGCAAAAGATGGTGGTGGTAAGAACTATAAGATTCGTGGCGTCTTCATGCAAGCAGATATCAAGAATCGTAATGGTCGTGTATATCCTATGGAGATTCTTCAGAAGGAAGTTACAAAGTACAACAAGAATTTTATCAGCGAGAAACGTGCATTTGGTGAACTCGGCCATCCTGACGGACCAACCGTCAATCTGGAACGTGTATCCCATATGATCACTTCTCTGACACCAGAGGGAAAGAATTTTATTGGAGAGGCGAAGATTATGTCTACGCCTATGGGTGAGATTGTGAAGAGTCTTATGGACGAAGGTGCAAAACTGGGCGTTTCCTCACGGGGAATGGGCAGTTTAGACGAAAAGGGCGGCGCAAGTTATGTGCGGGACGACTTCTATCTCGCGACAGCAGCAGACATTGTTGCTGATCCTTCCGCACCAAACGCTTTTGTTGAAGGGATTATGGAAGGTAAAGAGTGGGTTTGGAACAACGGAGCGTTGTTGGAATCGGAAATGGTTGAGATGCAGAAAGAATTTGACGTGAAGCAACGCCAAAGGGACGCAAATAAGGAAGCATTGGCATTTGCTAAGTTTCTTAAAAGACTTTAATTTATAAATAATCATTACAAAGGTAAGGAGACACCACATGTCAGAATTAGAACAAACAATCGAAGAGCTGGAAGCGGAAGTGCTTGCAGAACTCGAAGAAGCGAGTGATGCCCAGACTAAGGGTGCTGCTCCTGCCGAAGGCAAAAAGAAAATCGATGCAGTAACACCGGGCGGTAAGACTGACGAATTGAATAAGGGTGGGGTGCCGCTGGCCACTGTAGAGAAAGATGCTGTCAAGGCATCTAATGATCCCGAAGATGAAATCGGTAAGAAAGCCGCAGCAGCTGCAAAATCAGTTTCTGGTGATGCACAACAGAAGGGTGCTGGTAAAGCAGATACCCCTCAGAAACTCGCTGCTGGTCATGTACCAGAGGAGGGTGAAGTTGTTGCTGAAGCAAAGAAGCAGACTAAAGCACAGGCTCTCGAGCAAATCGGAAAGATGAAGAAGAGTGACATCGAAGAGATGATTGCTGCTCACGCTTCTAAACTTTCTGAAGCAGAAAATGCCCAGACAGAAGAAGAGTTAGAGAAACTTGAAGATGCAAAGGCTGAGATCGAAGAGAAGATCAAGTCTATCAGTGTCAAGGAAGACGTTGCCGCTCTCGTAGATGGTGAAGGTCTTTCTGAAGAGTTTAAAGAAAAAGCAGCGACAATCTTTGAAGCTGCTGTTAAATCGAAGACACGCGAAGAAATCACTCGTATTCACGAAACGATGTCTTCCGAGTTTGATGTAAAACTGGAAGAGTCAGTTGATACTCTTACAGAAAAAGTAGATACATATCTCAACTACGTTGTAGAGGAATGGACTAAAGAGAACGAGTTAGCAATTGAGCGCGGTTTGAAGGGCGAGATTGCAGAAGACTTTATCTCTGGACTGAAACAGTTGTTTGAAGATCATTATATTGACGTGCCGAATGAGAAATATGACGTTCTCGAAGCACAGTCTGAGAAGATTAACGAACTAGAAGAGAAAGTTAACTCTGTCATGGAGCAGAATGTTGCTCTTACACAGGTTAAGTCACAACTAGTTCGTGAACAGGTCATCGCCGAGGTTTCCGAGGAGTTGACCGACACAGAAATTGAGAAGTTCAAGTCTCTGACAGAAGATGTTGACTTTGTTTCGGAAGAGTCCTTTCGTGCAAAACTCGACACCTTAAAGGAAAGTTATTTCCCAAAGACGATTGTTGAACAGAGTTTTGATGATGAAGATGGTGGCACCGCACAGGACATTGATACGACTGGCGCTATGACAGCGTATATGTCGGCAATTAGTCGTAACAAAAAGCGTGCCCAATAATATTATAAACAGATGTAATTACAAAGGAGAAACAAATGTTTCAGACAGAACATCTACAAGAAAAGTGGAAGCCAGTCCTAGAACACCCCGATCTACCAAGGATTGAGGATTCTTATAAGCGGGCAGTTACCACTCTCATTCTAGAGAACCAAGAAAAAGCAATGAAAGAAGACCGTGGTTTTCTTTCGGAAACAGCGCCAGTCAATGCAATGTCTGGTGGACAGATGGATACATGGGACCCAATTTTGATCTCCCTAGTTCGTCGTGCAATGCCTAACCTGATCGCTTATGACGTTTGCGGTGTGCAGCCAATGACAGGACCAACTGGTCTAATCTTTGCCATGCGTTCCTCACTTCTATCACAGGATGGTGCTGAGGCTCTCGCTGATGAGTCTTTCCCAGGCGGTACTGGTCGTTCTAATCAGAACAATGCCGGAACAATCGGCGGTGGTGACGTTGCTGCTACTGAGACTAACCCAGCAGTTCTTAATGACGATCCTGCTACTGCATACACAAGTGCAACAGGTATGACAACGGCTCAGGCAGAAGCTCTTGGTGACAGTTCTACCAATGCTTTCGCCGAAATGGCCTTCTCGATTGAGAAATCCACAGTTACGGCAGTTTCTCGCGCACTCAAAGCTGAGTACACGATGGAACTCGCACAGGACTTGAAGGCAATTCATGGTCTTGACGCCGAGACAGAACTCGCCAACATTCTCAGCACAGAAATTCTTGCTGAAATCAACCGCGAAGTTATCCGTTCGCTGTATGTTACTGCGGTCAAGGGTGCTCAGGTTAATACAACCAATGCTGGTATCTTTGATCTGGACACCGACTCAAATGGTCGTTGGTCAGTTGAGAAGTTCAAGGGTCTTATGTTCCAGATTGAACGTGATGCCAATGCGATTGGTCAACAGACCCGTCGCGGCAAAGGTAACATGCTGATTGTTTCAGCTGATGTTGCTTCTGCTCTTCAGATGGCTGGTGTTCTTGATTACACTCCTGCTCTGAACAACAACCTTGCAGTTGACGATACATCCTCCACATTCGCTGGTACGATGAATGGTCGTTTCAAGGTTTATGTTGATCCATATGCTGCCAACGTAGCTGCTTCTCAGTACTATGTTGTTGGTTATAAGGGCACATCGCCTTACGATGCTGGTTTCTTCTACTGCCCATACGTTCCCCTACAGATGGTTCGTGCGGTTGGTGAGAATTCCTTCCAGCCCAAGATTGGTTTCAAGACACGTTATGGTCTTGCTGCTAACCCATTCGCTGGTGCGGGTGCGGTTGCTGCTGGTGACACGGTTAATACCGATGCCAGTATTGATGCAAACACCAATGCTTGGTATCGTCGCGTTAAAGTCTCTAACCTTATGTAAAATAAGGGGTCTAACAGACTTGGGGGGAACTTTCGGGTTCCCCCTTTTTTGTTATAAATAGTATTATGAAAACATTAAATTTAGAAACAACTGCTCCATTTCAGGGACTAGCAGAACTAGTTGCTTACGAGGAAGGCCTCTTTGAACTAGAAGGTCTAGACATCAATTGGGTTGATCGTGATCCTACAGAAAATAATGTGGAAATTATAAAACCTATTGCAATAAATATTACAGACCCCAGTGAAGTAGACCCACATTCTAGTCATGGAAAATTATTTGAACAGGGCAAGGCAGATATGTATAACGCCTGTGAGTGGGGAAACTATTGCAGAGTTCAAGATTCTGAAGTAGAAAGTGGCAGGCAGATAGGACGTAGATCAATTGTATCATTTGCTGGACTTGTAGTAAGACCAGAATCCAAAGTATATACACCGCAACAGTTAGCTGGTAAACTTGTGGGAGTTCCTTTTTATTTTGGTACGCACTACCTAGCATTACATATGCTTGAAGGGTTTCTAAAAAGAGATCAGATAAATGTTTGCAGCGCACCAAATGGATCACGCCATCGATACGATGCAATGATGTCTGGAACAGTCGAAGCAACTACACTAACTGAACCCTACTTAACTCTTGCAGAAAAAAATGGTTGCAGGGTAGTTGCAAGTGCTTTCTATCATGGAACAGAAGTTGCATCAGATAAGGTTGATACAGAAACCTATGCTAAATTTAATCGCGCAGTATGTGAAGCAGTACAACGTATCAATACAGATAAGAAAAAATATTTACAATACTTTATTGATTATCATAAAGAGAAAGACCCAGAGATTGGCACCCTATCTGTTTCAGATTTAAAAGAAAGTAGAATTGTGGTGGTAGAACCAGCACCTATTCCCGAAGATGAATTAGAGAGAACTGCTAATTGGATTCAGAGTTGGGGAATGTTATCATCTACGGAAAATCATAACGATTTAGTCAATAGGATAATCTAAAT